ATGATTTTAGGCGCGGTAGACTCCGATGGTAATCTGATTATTAAATCAAGCCACACATTTGGGTACGACTGGTTCGCCGGCGGCAGCGGGGGGACTGCCCAAGATCGGTACGTTTCCAGCCAAGGCACTGGCGAATCTAAGTCTCAACCCACCATTGTTGGCGGCTCTGGCTGCAAGGGGGTAATGTAATGGCAAAATCAATGGCACTTATCGAAAACGGCACCGTGGCCAATATGCTGTGGTGTTCCGATTCTGAACCTGAAACAGAATCCCTTATCAACCCCGCAGACCGCCCTGTGGCTATTGGCGATACCTATAGCGGCGGCAAATTCTACCGGGATGGGGTGGAAATCCTCACCCCGCTGGAAGAGGCGTTGAAGACGAATGCTGAGTATGAGGCCGCATTATCTGAAATCGAGGAGGCGCTGGGCGTATGACCATCGAAGAGCGCAAAAACGTTATTTTGGCAAAAATCGCAGAAATGAAGGCCGAGGGCGCAGACATGCAGGAAGCATTGAACCTTTTGGGGGTGAAGCCGGATGAAGAAGTGGAGTAATGGAGCCAAAAAGCGGCTGGTTGAAATCCGCGCCGCTGAGGACGGGGAACAGGATATGCGAGCCATTGCCGCAAGTATCGCCAAGCTGCCACCCGGTCAGCTCAAGAAAATCCTTACCGATGACATCATTGCCATTCTGGCGAAGTATGGGGTGGTGATCGGATGACGACCAAGCAAAAGCAATGCTTGCTGCTGTACCTTGGGTACTATGCGGGGGAAATCGACGGCATTTGGGGCAATAACTCCCGCTGCGCTACCGAGGCATTCCAGCGGAATTACGGGCTTACGGTGGATGGGATATTCGGCATCGGGACGGAGGCACGTATCCGGGAGGTCGTTGCTTCCGGAGAGCCGCCCCAACAGCCCCAAGACACCCCGGGGACGGAGGGCGGCGCAGACTGGTGGAAGGATATCCGGTATTTCAAGCGCGCCGAATTTCGTTGCCCCTGCGGCCGTTGTGGTGGGTTCCCGGTGGAACCACAGGAATCCATGGTACGTACCGTGGACGAGATTCGCTACAGGCTTGGCATCCCGATATCCATTGTGGACGGCGGCGGTTCCGGCGTGCGGTGCGCGGCGCACAACGCGGAGGTTGGTGGTGTTGCCAACTCCCAGCATTTGTATGGGCTGGCGGCTGATCTGCACAGCGCAGCAAGTCCGGCGCAGATGAAAGCCGTGGCGGAGGATGTCATGGGGCGCACTGGCGGCATCGGGCTTTACGACTGGGGGATTCACGTGGACACCCGCCCCGGGTATGCCCGGTGGAACGGCTGAGAAGGGAGTATGCCTATGGACTTGGAACATGAGCAGAGACTGACCGCCGTGGAGGAACGGTCGAAATCCAACAGTCACAGGCTGGATAAGGTGGAGGCGTCCACCGCAGCGATAAACCGGCTTGCGACCTCCATGGAGGTTCTGGCCAACAAGCAGGAACAGGTCGCGGATACCGTGGACAGGCTGGACGGCAAGGTCACGGCGTTGGAAGGAAAACCCGGAAAACGCTGGGACAATCTTGTGGAAAAGCTGATTTGGGCAGTCGTGGCCGCAGTTGCAGGCTTTTTCCTGGCTCAAATCGGGCTGGGTTGAGCGATATATTTTGTATCTTGGGGGTACACCATGAATGAAAAAGATTTTGTAAACCTGTGCAAAAAGGCCGTCGCTGAATACTCCAATGAGCATTTGGACAAAAACGACGGCAAGAAGATCACCGAGGACGATGTTTTTATCGTCTGGATGTGCAAGACCTTGCAGAATAGCAAGGCGCTTGCGAGTACCACCCTCTTTGACGGTATGTACTACGAACTTACCTTCAACGGGGACAAGAAGGAACTCTATTTCGACGCCTACAAAAAGTGGGAAAATAAGGCCATTTCTATTGGCTGAGTAATTCAAGGAGGAACATACAATGTTTGAATATTTCATTTATCACTACGGCACGCAGATCATTGCGGCCATTCTATGCGCGATCTTCGGCTGCCTGGGCTACGCCATCAAGCAGCTGGCCGTGAAGTACATCAACGACGACACCAAGCGCGCGATCGCCCGTGTGGCGGTGCAGTTCGTGGAACAGGTGTGGGTCACGCTTCACGGCGCGGACAAGCTGGCAAAGGCGCTGGAAGTTGCCGAAGCGCTTCTGAAGAAAAAGGGCATCGACTTTGACGCTGAGGAAATGCAGATCCTGATTGAGGCGGCTGTGGCTGAATTCAATAAGACATTCAAGTCTACGCCCCTGACTGAAGAATCCACCGCCGACGCTGCACGGCGGGTAGTATCTGAATAA